GCAGGAAACGCTCGTGATCACCATTGAGCAGAGCACCGGTAGTGACCATTTCGGTGTAGAGCAGGGCGTTTTTTGAGAGTAGGCGCAGGAAGAAACGGCAGTGGCGGTCGGTCCAATCCATCATCGGCGCCACACTGAATCGGCGTGATGGCTCAGAGCGGGCGGGGCTAGTGTTTGCGGGCGCTTCAGGTTTTTCGAAATTCATTGATACTGATCTTTTATACAGCGGTTTTTACCCATTTTTCCTTGTTTTTCGAAGTCGGTTGCTACAATGTAGCAAGCGTATTCGGCAATGTAGCAACTGAAAATGGGCACGATCACATCACGCAAGCGCAAGGACAACTCGACGGCCTACACGGCGCAGATACGGATCAATCGGGACGGGAAAACAGTTTATCAGGAAAGCCAGACCTTCGACCGCAAGCAGGTGGCCCAGGCCTGGATCAAGCGTCGCGAAACGGAGCTGGCCGAGCCTGGTGCCATCGAGCGTGCGAATCGTAAGGGCGTGACGATCAGGAAGATGATCGAACAGTACCTGGACGAGTACGAAAAGATCCGGCCGCTGGGGAAGACCAAGAACGCCACGTTGAATGCGATCAAGGATACCTGGCTAGGTGAGCTCGACGACTCGGCGCTGACCAGCCAGAAGTTGGTGGAGTTTGCACAATGGCGGATGAGCAAAGATGGCGGTGGCGTTCAGGCGCAGACGGTCGGCAACGATCTATCGCACCTCGGCGCGGTGCTGTCGGTGGCGCGGCCGGCCTGGGGTTATGAAGTCGATCCGCTGGCGATGCCGGACGCACGCAAGGTGTTGCGCAAGCTCGGCATGGTCAGCAAGAGCAAGGAACGCAACCGCCGGCCGACTCTGGAAGAGTTGGACAAGCTTATGGTTCATTTCTTCGAAATGCAGACGCGCCGCAAAGCCCAGATCGACATGCCGAAGCTGATCGCGTTCGCGCTCTTCTCGACCCGCCGGCAGGAAGAGATCACGCGGATGCGCTGGGACGATCTCGATTGCGAGCGGCAGGCTGTGCTGGTGCGGGACATGAAAAACCCCGGGCAGAAGTTCGGCAACAACGTGTGGTGTCATCTGCCCGATGAAGCGTGGGCGATCATTCAAGCTATGCCCAAAGTTGCCGATGAAATCTTTCCATACAACGGCAAGTCGGTGTCGGCCTCGTTCACGCGGGCGTGCCCACTGCTGGGTATTGAGGACCTGCATTTTCATGACTTGCGGCATGAAGGGGTGAGTCGGCTGTTCGAGATGGACTGGGATATTCCCAGGGTGTCGAGTGTTTCAGGACATCGGGATTGGAACTCACTTCGGCGATATACGCATTTGCGCGGGAGAGGGGACCAGTACGCGGGATGGAAATGGTTGAAACAGGTATTGGCTTAGTCAGTAGCTTTACTATTTTGGTTTTTTATCGAGTGAGTGGGACATGGATTTCAGGAATGCTCTTAAAGTCATTAAGCACCATCTTGCTGTTTTTCTAGTCGTAACGGGGATGTTTGCAGGTGTTACAGGGACAGTGGGAGCTTGGTTGTGGAAGGAATACCGGGATCTACAGCAACAAATAGCCCAGTTCGAACAGCGTAAATCTGAGGTGGCCGAGGTTCAGAACAACCGTGAACTGGAGTTGAAGAATCGTGAGTATATAGCGGGGCAAATTGAATCAAATTATACCGAGCGAGCGAAGGCGCTGAAGGCTCGTGAACTCGAGTTGTAGCGTTCCTCAGAACAACTCAAGCTGGATCAGCAGGCGCTCATTGCTGAGCATGGCGAAAAAGCTGCCGAAATGAAGCTCCAAGCCCTCATGTCTGAGTTTTCTGCACTCGGTGTCAATTTAAACTCCAATCCCTTTTGCGGAGACAAGGAAGAGCAGGCAAGGTATTACAGTGCCAAAGCCAAGTACGACGAGATCTATTCTTGGGCTGAGGCCCATTCGCTGCAGAAGAAATACAGGAATTTTCTTTTCCATAATCAGCAGTCGATGATTAGTTTCGGTTGTGCGAAAGGTGAAAAAGGGGCTTTCGCCCCTAGTGCGTAGCCCTTCCCATTAGCTGGTTTTGCTCTTTCGCGGCTTTCTCCCGCTGTCGATCGATGTAGTCGGAAAGGTCTTTCAGGTGGATACCCAGCCCGGCCTTCTGGCTATTGGCGCCCAAGCGCACCACCGGAATGTCGATCTCGCCTGCGAGGCGCTTCTGTTTGAACTTTTCCACGGTTAGATTCATGTAATCGGCACACACGCGATCCAGGGGAATGACCGCTTGCCCGTTGTACTGGGCCATTAGCAAAAAAAGAGTATTCATACGTCCTCCACTTGTCGCTGTACCAACTGTGCATGTTTCCAGGCTCTACGCTTCCATGCTGTGAAGCCCGCCCGGTAGGCGTAATGCTCACGAGCGGACCAGTCGGATGTCTTCGCACCAGGTACGTTGATGTATGTGCCGCGCTGGGCGCAGTACTGCAAGCCTTCTGGCACTGGAAACTCTTTTTCGAACTCGGCGCGCTCGTCGATTTGTACTTCATTGACGACTACCTCGAGCGGACTTTTGGGGATGAAGTCAGGGTGTTTATACCCCTCAACAGGCTGCGCGAGCGGGCCATTCTGAGCGCTTAGCGTTGCATCGGGTGACGCCGCCTCGCGCAGCTTTTCGTGGGGCATAAGTGCCTCGGTGGTGCTGCTGGAAGGAGCAGTAATGCCTGCTGCTACGCAGCAGAGGCTGTTTGTTTCCTGCGCGTCGAGGCTCGTTTTGGCGTTTGGGCCGTTCAAGTCGAAGCGCTTACCGGTAGTGGTGAGGTTCTGGCTCATGCGGCCTCCTGTTCTACTGGCTCCAGCAGGGCGGCTATGGCGAGCGCTTGATCGCGGAGTGCGACAGATTCACGCTCGAGCTTTTTGCCGGTGCGGAATGCGGCAAATGTCTCGGCGGCGATCCTCAGTTTTTCCGCGATGGCCAGCAGGGTTTGGCGTTCTGGTTCGCCCAGTTTCGCAGTGGTCAGTGCGCGCTCGTAGCGCGCGTAAAGCTGCTGGTGGTGTTCCCGGGCCTGCTTAAGTGAAAACTCCAGGTTTCGGACGGTTTGCGTATGGTCGGAATGCTGAATGGCCATTCCTTCATCAATGCCCTCAACGCGTCCGTCGCTGAGGCCGCCGCGGTAGCCGGCCCAATAGGTGAGGCCGACGAGCAAGATGAGGACGATCAGTGCGCAGATCTGTATTTCGGTCATGTGGTGTGCTCCTAGTGATGTCATCGGCTGGTGGTGGCAGCCGTTCGATTTGTGGGTGTTACTCGTTGGTCTCTTCCTGGTGTCGCTGCATGTCTTCATCGGCCTTATAGGCGCGGATGTCGATCAATGAGGCGACGTGCCGGATGTGTGCGTACTTCGGTGCCTTGCGGCTGGTGTCCAGCGTGGTGATGGGAAGCTGGATGCGGCCGCTGCTAATCTCGGCGACGAACGATTGCTCGTTGAGGTTGCGAAAGTACTGCTCGCGCACTTTGTCCAGCGGGATCAGGACGTCACCGAAGATGCGGTAGAGCAATTCGACTGTGGCTGACTCCGGTGCAGGGTGCAGGCGCAGCGGGTTTTGTGCTGTGTTACTCATGGCTTTGTTGGGCCTCCTTGCGTTGTTTTCTGGCTGGGTGGTTCCAGGCATTCAGGCAATGCGTTTTGGTCAGCTCGCGCAGATGTTCGGGCACTTCGAGGAGCGCGGCGTTGCGCTCCTCGCGTGTGCGCATGGCGATGATCTGGCGGGCGTATTCCCTAGGCCACGTCACGGTTGTCTACCGGGATGGCGGGTGGCGCCAATCCCAGTTTCTCGGCCAGCCAGCTGATGCCGGGTTGTTTGACCCGGGTTGATTGGCTGTACTGCATGCCGAGCTGGTCGTGATACCAGTGGCCGTCCTTGACCCGCAGATAGTCGCGATCACGGGTGGGGTAGGCCGGCAGATTCCGATCGTTGAGCAGGCCCTTTTCAAGCATCAATTTGATGAGCTTTGGCCGGGGCAGGCCTAGTTGGCTGGCAGCTTGAGCGAGCGTGCGTTCCATGGCATCCCCCTCATGCGGCGTGTGCGGCAGGTGTCGCCGCAGCCGCCAGGTGGTTGATGGACTCGACGACCTTGTTGTAGATCTTGACGTCAGAGCCGCACACGGTGAAGCACTTGGTGCGGGGGCTTTTGATGCCGATGCTCAAGATGGTGGTGACGCCGGGGCGGGTGTGGGTGCGATGGATTGCGACGTGGAGGGGCAGATCGAAACCCATGTCGAGGCTCAAGATACCGCCGGTGATCACCCGTTCGAAAACACGCTGCCTGTCCCGCACATCAAGCCGGCCGTATTCGCGGCCGGCGTGGGGCAGGGGTATCAGGTCTCCGGTGTTGCTTGGGTCGAACGGGCCGTTGGCGATTTCTTCAATGAAGTCGGCCAGCTTGAGGTGCATCTTCTTGTCGTTGTTCAAGGTCAGCGTGTGGCGTTCGCTGCCCAGTTCAACGACGAAAACGGTCGTGGTTGTGCCGCGTTCAACTCTTAAGCGAAACGGCAGCGCTTTACGCTTGGGGGCTGACCGCAGGACGTGGTTGAAGGTCTCGGTCAAATTAACCTGAGCGTTGAGCAACTGCAGGGTGCGGTTGTCGATTTTGTACTTGATCATGCTGCTTGCCCTCCGCCGTTCGGATTGAATGGGGCTGGAGTGGTGCGAGCTGTCAGCTTCGGTTTACTGATGGCGAACACGCAGCCGTACTCGCGGGCTAGACGCCGGATCTCAAAGATGTGGAAGGGGTTAGCAGCGGCCGGGTGGACGTGCAGGGTAGCCGTGGTGTGCATGGTTATGCCTCGCTCTGTGGTGGAAGAGTGAGGTATAAAATTAACCTAAAGGGTTAACATGTCAAGAGGTTCGTCCGTCTTGGGTTAATTTTCGTTCATCAAATGTGCTGTTTGACCCAATGGAATGGGTAGAATGGGCTTATCTACCACCGGATTTAATGGATTATATGAACTTTAAAGAGTTTCTTACGAAGGAAAGTGTGATTATTGCGGCGCTGCCAGTATTCGGATATGTAGTAGCAATAGCATATGAGTACGGATATGCAGTTTATTTCGGATATCCACTCTCATTAATCGTGGTGGATCTAAGGATGACCCTTACTTCGATGATTTTTGGAGTTCTCTATATATATGTGCTATTGAAGGTGTTCGATTCTATAAGTGTCATGTCTTTGGGGGAGGGAAATTTCGCAAAATTTCTAAGGGTAATGCTCCCTAATTATCTTATGGCTGGGGTTCTTGTTTTTGCTTCTGGCTTCAGTGGCGCCTTCTTCAAGTTTGGTATATCTCTAAGTGCTATATATACAGTGATCTATGGAGTTGGTGTTTTGATAGATGCGAGAAAGATGGGAATTTCTGCTGCTGTAGATAAATTGGCAAAAGAAGAGGAGCCTAAACCATCCGTAGCGAAAGTCAGATATAGAGGTCAGGTTTTAATTAATCTTTTTAATGAGTATGGGATTATGGTTCTCATAGTCCTCGGGCTTGTATTTGGGGCGGGAAGATTGGCGGCCACTTCCAAAAATCAGTTTTCTTCCTTTGAGATAGATAACGAGACTTATGCAATCGTGGCAATTTATGCTGACAGCGTCATTGGGGCAAGGCTGAAGGATGAGGCGATCGTTGAGGAGTTCGCTGTCATATCAAAGGGCAACGACGCAATGACGAAAGTTGGCCTGCTGAATCTGAAAAAGCCAAAAGTTAAAGAGAATGTATCTCCTGTTCCGATTCCGTATTAACTATTTTAACAAAAGGGGGGTGTTGCTTTTACAAGTCTGAAATTTTCCAGCGAGCACGCCCGCATATAGTCCACTCTTCCGTCATTCGAATGATGCGATCTGGCCAGTCGGGGTTCAATGCATACAGATAAAGTTCACTTCCTTCCTGCTTTAGTTGTTTCAGTGTCGCCGCTTCGTCCCGAGTTCTTTTCGCGGCAACAAAATGTCCTGGTAGTGCATCTAAAGAAGGGTCAATAACAATCTTGTCGCCTTCCATAAACTTAGGCTCCATGCTTATGCCTTCTACCCGAAGTATAAATGCGCGTGGGCCTACAGGGCCGGGGGCATCGATCCATTCCTCAGCATCGTTGTAGTCAAATATTCCGTGAGAGTTACACCAAGCACCTGCTGCTATCGACCCAATGACAGGAAGCTTACGACCTGTATGACTTAATACGGTGGCGTTATTAAATTCCCCTAATCCGTACGGCATATCTAAATATCCGCTGTGGAGATCAAGTGCCTTTTCAATCTCACGGGCGATTTGATTTCCAATACCTTTGGTAGGGTTTTTTCCTCCAAAGGCGCTCACCTGAGCAGGAGCCTTGCCCAGCATTTCGGCGATGTCAGTAGGCCGTAGCTTCCTCTCAGCGAGGATCCGTCGGAAATTTTGGAGGCGGGTATCTGAAATTTTCATCAGTCAATATTGGCGCGATTAACCTTCAAGGTGAATATCCTTTTTGGTATTGCAAAAATTAACCCATATGGTTAATTTTGTTGTTTCGGAGGTGCATCCATGAGGCTAAGAGATTACATCGATGGGCTCAATGACGAGGAATTGCCAGCCTACGCATCACGATGCCGTATCGCAGTGAGTTACCTGCGATTACATGTCAAATATGCGAGCAAGGATCCTAGTGTTTCGTTAATCAAGTCGCTAGCTCGGGAAAGTGAAGGATCCGTAAGTATTTTTGAGGTGCTGGAGCACTTCGGTATTACTGATCGCCCTCGGGTCAAAGCAGCATAGATAGAAAAAAGGCGACCTTAGGGTCGCCCAGTTCCTCCCGACACGCACCACCACAGCGCTGTCGGGTCGCGGTAAAGGTAGGCGGGCACACCACATGCTAACCACCTCCCTTTACCGCGCTTTTCCAAGGCACGGAATGCCTTGGTGTTGCTGCCTTTTCCACCACAGATTGGGCAGCGGTTGCGCCAGGGGTGAACAACGGATTGTTCGCCCCGGCACGGTGCCGGTGTCGATCCTGAAGATCTAGCCGGCGTTTTGGCCCTTTCAAGCCACGCGGCAAATGTATCACCACTGCATGTCGCGCGGCACTGGCAACTGTTAAGGATTAATGCCATGAGCCGAATTGCTCTGAGTTCTGTTGAGCGGGCGCAGCGGGAAGTGCTGCCGCTCGACCTCGCGCTTTACCATGCCGCTCGGGACTACCCCGGCGGCGCCGCAGCCATCGCCGCCACCACCGGCAGAAACGCCACCACGCTGCAGCACAAGCTTTCCCCAACCCATCCCAGCCATACGGTCAACATTCAGGAATTCGGCGAGATCCTGGAGTTGACCAAGGATCGCCGCATTCTGGATGCGGTGCATTCGTTGGTTGCTGACACGACGTGGCAGGAACTGGCCGAGGCGTACACCAATGACATGCCCGAGACGTTGACGACCGGCATTGCCGAGTACTTTCGGCAGGTGGCGGACCTGGCTGATACCTGGGCCAAGAGTATTGGCGATGGGGTGGTGTCCGATGAGGAGTTGGGGGCGATTCGCCTGCAGGTGTTTCGCGGGATTCGGGGGTTGCTGGGGATGTTCAACCGCGCCACGTACGTTAACCAGACGACGCGGGGTGCTGATCGTGGCTGATATCGCTGATTTCGCTAACGACCTGGTGCAGGAGCGGATTGATCAGGCGCTGGCAGCACGTAAGGCCGCCAAGTCTATGTCGATAGTCCGGTCGTTTTTGTTCTGTGAAGAGTGCGACGACCCGATTCCTGAAGCACGCCGAGTCGCATCACCGGGTTGCACGCAGTGCGTGCAGTGCCAGTCTGTTGATGAACAACGGGAGGCTCGCCATGCTCGATGAGGTGTTGGGGCAATTCGCAGACTACGGCCTTGAGCCTGAGCAGCCGCTGAGTTTTGGCAAGCTGACCCGCTGTAAAACGGCGCAGGACAAGGGCAAGGAAAAGAACGGTTGGTACATCGTTCATGAGCATCACACCGAGAAGGGCGAGACGCTGATTTTTGGCAGCTTCGGTGATTGGCGCTCGGGTGAGACACAAAAGATCAAAGTCAAAGCCGGGCGGATGTCACCGGAAGAGCGTGAGGTGATGCGTGCTCGGCAGGAGGACGCCAAGCGCCGAGCTGCCGAGATCGCTGCCAACGCGGCGCGTCGTGCAGCGAATCGGGCGGCGGGGCTGTTCAAGCGCATGCCGGAGAAGGGCCGCAGCGATTATCTGGATCGAAAGCAGATCGTGGGTTTCGGCGTTCGTTATGCACCGCGTTCCGGCGCGTTTTTGGTGCCCATGTGCAACGTACGCGATCAGATTGTCGGCCTGCAGGTGGTGTTTCCAACCAAGCAAGAAGACACCGGCCGGGACAAATCCTATTGGCCTTACGGCATGTCGAAGGAGGGTGCTTTCCACCTGATCGGCCCCCACCCTGAGCCGGGTGAGCCGGTATTGGTATGTGAGGGCTACGCCACCGGCGCCAGCCTGCACATGGCGACCTCGCTGACGGTGGCCATCGCCTTCGATGCGGGCAATTTGCTGGTGGTGTGCAAGGCCATGCGCGAGCGCTTCCCTGGTTGCCCGCTGATTGTGTGCCGGGACGATGACTGGAAGACCAAGCGGCCGAATGGCGAGCCATGGAACCCCGGTGAAGAGAAGGCGAACAATGCCGCGCTGATCGTTGGTGGTCAGGTGGTTGCGCCGATCTTCTCTGGTGAACGGGAAGACAAGTGGACCGACTTCAACGACCTGCATATTGCCGAGGGTTTGGAGGCAGTGCGTCGCCAGGTGTTGGCGGTGGTCAAACCACCGGCTGCGGGTGGTTGGAAGGACATGCTGGCTCGCAGTGAGAGCGGTGCCTTGATTGCTCACATGCAGAACGTCGAGCTGATCCTGGCCAACGACGAGCGCTGGGCTGGGGTGATCAGCTACAGCGCGTTCAGCTCGAAGATCGTGAAGCTGCGTGCGGCGCCGTATGGCGGTGGCACGGGTGATTGGGCGGACATTGATGATGTGCGGGTGATGAAGTGGCTCGCGCAGCAGTACAACTTGCGGGTGAAAGCCTCGCATGTGATCGAGGCGGTGAGCGTCGTTGCGCATGACCATGCGTTTCATCCAGTGCGTCAGTACCTGCGCAAGCTGGAGTGGGATCGGGTGCCACGTCTCGAAAGTTGGCTGACGGATGTGATGGGCGTTAAGGCCAGTGATTACTCTTCGAAGGTCGGCAAGCGTTGGATGATGTCCGCCGTGGCCCGGGTGATGAAGCCAGGCTGCAAGGCTGACTCGGTGATGATTCTGGAAGGCGCTCAAGGCGCCGGTAAATCGACGGCGATGAGCATTCTCGGCGGAGAGTGGTTTATGGATACGCCGTTTGCACTGGGTGACAAGGACGGCTTTCAGGCAATCCGGGGCAAGTGGATTGTTGAGCTGGGGGAGCTGGATAGCTTCAACAAGGCTGAAAGCACTAAGGCCAAGCAGTTTTTCTCGGCGTCCACCGACACCTATCGCGAGAGTTATGGCCGCAGAACCATGGACGTGCCACGCCAGTGTGTGTTTGTGGGTACGACTAACCAGGACGAGTATCTGAAAGACGCCACGGGTAACCGGCGTTATTGGCCTGTGGCCTGTACCAAGGTGGATCTGGAGTTGTTGCGCTCGATGCGCGATCAGCTGTGGGCCGAGGCGGTGTTCTGTTATGACGCGGGTGACCTCTGGTGGGTGACGCTGGATGAAGCAGCAATGTTCGGCGAGGAGCAGGACGAGCGCTTTGTGGTGGATGAGTGGGAAGGGCCGATTCTGACCTGGCTCGAAGAGTCGCAGATCGGCGAGACCACCACCGGCAGTGATGTGCTGGCCAATGCGTTGAAGTTGGACTTCGGGCATTGGGGCAAGCCGGAGCAGATGCGGGTGGGGGCGATCATGCATCGGTTGGGGTGGCGGCGAGTGCGTTTGCCGGCGTTGGTTAAGAGTGGGCAGCGGCCTTGGGCTTACAAGAAACCGGCAGGGTGGGGTGGTGCCTCGGCGTTGCAGCGAGAAGCGTTCGAGGAGCCGTGCTTTGATTAAGGAAGTCGATTCGCTGCTCAGGTTGTGGGCGCAGGAGCTGCATTCCGAACATTCGAAAGGGGGGCTGGCTGGGGGAAACATGGTTGCCATGATGATGGAGAGCAATGGGCAACTGATCAGGGGGCGGCGTGCCTTCCGTGCGCCGCTGGAGAGTTCGTTGGACATTGAGCTGATCGTGAGCAAGCACTTGGCACCGGAGCTGGTGACGGTAGTGCGGGAGCATTACTGCACGCTCGATGTGGAGATGCGCTTGCGGTATGCCCACTGCGGTTGTGGCCGCGACACGTACTACCAGCGTTTGCATGATGCGCATCTGCAGATCTACTGGGTGCTGATGGGGAAGGCTGCGTGACCCCAGGCATCGCTCCGGTTGTGGTTGTCCCACTGGCCCGTCTTGTCTTGCTGCGTTTTGACGCAGTGGGACAGGTGCGGGCCTTGTCGTTGTTGGGTTGTCCCACCGTCCCGCCTAGAAGTGCCTCCCGCCCGTGTGAGCGTAGCGGGCGAGCATTACGCGCTTACGCGCGAACGCGTGTTCTTTAAATTTCTTCCTTTACACGAGAAAGTAGAAAGATAAGTAGGACAGTGGGGCGAAGCCCCGAATTTACGCGCTCTCAGGCGTCCCACTTCGATTCCGAAAAGTGGGACGTATGGGACACCACCGAAACAACAGAATGCCGTGGTGGTGTATTCGCCGACATTCGCTAGGCGTTCACCCTGTGTTACCCACTTATTCACCGGGTGGCATTAAAACAGGGTTGCTGCCACCGGAATCGACCTGTAAAAAGTAGTCATCTTCGATAGGTGCGACCGCAGAGAGCGGCAGGCACCACACCACCAAACCCGGCCATTGCGTCGGGTTTTTGCGTTTATGGGGAAGGCGATGACGAATGAGCAACAAGCACTGGCAGAGATGCCGATCTGGTTAGTGATCGTCCTGGCCCTGGTCGGCGGCGTGTCGGGTGAGATGTGGCGAGCCGATAAGGATGGGGCGCGAGGCTGGGCATTGTTACGCCGTCTCGCGTTGCGATCCGGTGCCTGTATTGCCTGCGGTGTGACAGCGATGATGTTGATGATCGCCGCCGGCATGTCGATCTGGACAGCGGGAGCCTTGGGTTGCCTGACAGCGATGGCCGGCGCTGATGTCGCGATTGGCTTGTACGAGCGCTGGGTTGCCAAGCGCCTAGGTGTCATCGAGTCAGTCTCGACTGATAACACCTAGGCAATCCGCTACGGGTTAAGATGCTTTATCTATCAGCCAGCCCACCAGCCCGTTCCGTACTGCTTGCAATGCCAGTTTCTCTGGTCCCCAGAAAATGAATGAACCGTCAGTGCTTTCTTCGGCCAGTGACTTCAGACTCGAATCTGGTGAGTGGGTTACAAAGTAGAAGTGTGAAAAGCCGCTCATGTCGGCAAATTTGTCTTGGTAGGATCGATAAACCGAAGCTGACGCTCTCGATTTCACTTGGATGCCAATTCTCTCATCTGTGATGGGAGATAAAAGTTCCAGGTCAATGTCTTTTTCGACCTCGCCGGCGACTCCTGTCCTTTGCCAACCTGCTTGCCGAAAAATGAGATCGGTCAGTGTTTCCAGGTCTTTGGGATGCAGGTTTTTTATGATCGGAGTGACTGCCGTAACCAGCTTGTCTAGTGCGAGTTGGGCCTCGGCAACATGGGGTTCGGATGTTCCCATGATTTTGTGAATCAAATAACCGAGCTGTCTAACCTTGCATATGGTGCCTTGGAAGCTTTGAACAGCTAAGAGTTTACCGCTCAGATGTCCCTTGATGAGGGTTTTCCCGTTCATGTCTGTGTCACGCCATTTGCCGGAGACTAACCGTACTTTGGTGGCATCTGGCAGTTGTCTGATCTCTGGTGTCGCAAAGCACCACCACAGCCGGTCAGAGAAAAAAGTGATCCAGAGGGTTGTTTCTGGCTCTTCGTAGAATCGCCGCACTTGGTTGATGTGCCGCGTCACGCTGCCTGGGTCAGAGGTTGTAGAAAAAGAGTTTCGCGCTGCCTTCCAATCCGAATCTACGCATTGCTGATGGGGCACCTTGCGATAGCCAATCCTCAGGGTTCCATTCTCGATGCATTCTTTTTCCCATTCTCCTTTTTCGCCCAGTTTGATGAAAAAAGCCTTGGTGGGTTTGTTGTTGAACAATTCGAGACCTCTCCTTGGTGAAATTCAGACGAGTTTAATTGGATATTGCCTGAGTCTTGGCTGAACTGCCGAGGGACCCTCAGACTTTCTATCTGACACGGGGTCGGAAACCCGCGGGAAAGTGTTAGCGGCAGGGTTGCCAGCTTACTGAAATTCAATCCATTGAAATTGAAAGGTTTGCATTGAAAAGCCGTTGAAAAGGAGGGCTTATGACAGAACCAATGTACCTGTCAAAGAGCGCCTTCGCGGCTCGCATTGGCAGGGCGCCCAGTTACATCACCTGGTTGAAAAACAACAACCGACTGGTGCTCACCGCTGATGGTAAGCAGGTAGATGTCACGGCCAGCGAAGCATTGATTCGCGACACCGCTGACCCGAGCAAAACCGCTGTTGCGGATCGGCACCACCAAGATCGGCTTCAGCGTGACGTGTACAGCCAACTGTCCAGCCAGGTCGAACCGACTTCAACGGCTGCGCCGCCGCCAGTGATTGCCCCCACCGGGCAGTTACCGGACTTCCAGAAGGCCCGCGCCCTTCGCGAACACAACCTGGCACAGCTCGCCGAGATCGAGTTGCACAAGGCCAAGGGCTCACTAGTGTTCGCGTCGGCGGTGCAGACGGGCGCTTACAACGCTGGGCGCATGCTGCGCGATCAACTGCTGGGTATGCCTCCGCAGCTGGCTCCCGAATTGGCTTCCATGACTGACCCTTGGGAAATCGAAAAACACCTGACGGCGGCGATCCGTCGCTCGCTGGAGGATGCCGAGCGCATGTCTTCAGCAGACCTTGAACACGCACTGACCACGAGTTGACCTTATGCCTACGGATATTCCTGATGGTGCAGAGTTGTACCGTGAGGCGTATTTCCGTGGGCTGCGGCCCGACCCGGATGTCTGGATCGATCAGTGGGCCGATGAGTACATGCGCATTCCGCGTGACACCGGTGCCGCTGAGCCCGGCCAGTACCGCACTTCACGTACACCGTACGCCCGCGAGCCCATGCGCTGCCTGTCGCCGGCTCACCCCTGCAAGCGAGTGATCACCATGGTCGCGTCGCAGCTAATGAAAACCCAGATTGGTCTCAACTGGATTGGCGGCCTGATGCACATGGCGCCGTCGAACATCCTGGCGCTGTTGCCCAGCTTGGGCCTGGCCAAACGCGTGTCGTCGCGGATCGGAAAAACCATCAAGGCGACACCGGTGTTGCGTGAGCGTGTGGCGGCCAGCCGTTCACGGGATTCGCGCAACACCATGGACACCAAGGAGTTCGAGGGCGGTACCTTGTATGTCACCACCGCCGGCTCAGCGGCCAACTTGTCGGAGCTGTCTGCGCGCTACATCTACGGCGACGAGATCGACCGCTGGGAAGTGGATATCGGCGAGGAGGGCGACCCCATTGAGCTGGCGGAAACGCGGGGCAGTACCTTCGGCCGCAACGCGAAGTTCTATTTCTCCAGCTCTCCCACGATCAAGGGCGCCTCGCGAATCTCCGATTTGTTCGAGGGCAGCGATCAGCGTCACTACTACGTGCCGTGCCCGTATTGTGGTCACATGCAGACACTTGAGTGGGAAAACCTTCTCTACTCGGCCGACTTCAGCGTAGTGCATTACAAGTGCGCGGCGTCCGGGATGGACTGTGACGTACTGATCGATGAATACCACAAGGGTGAAATGCTCGCCAAAGGCGAGTGGCGCGCCCATGCCGAGGGCGACGGCGAGACGGTGGGCTTTCACCTCAACGCACTGTATTCACCCCTCGGCTGGATGGACTGGAAGTCGCTGGCCAAGCAATTCGAGAAGGCCAAAAAAGCCCAGGCCAAAGGCGATCTTGAACCCATGCAGGTGTTTTACAACACCCGGCTGGCGAAGGTTTGGGACGCCGCTCAAGAGCAAACCAAGGCCAATGTGCTGCGAGCACGGGCGCGCTTGGAGCTCTTCGGATTGGGTTCGATGCCAGCGACGGTGTTGATGATCACCGGTGCCGTCGACGTTCAGGCCAATCGCCTGGAGTTTATGGCGATGGGCTGGGGTGTCGGCATGGAGCGCTGGGTCATCGATTACCAGATCGTCTCGGGCGACCCCGCCGATGAACGCACCTGGGCCGCGCTGGACGAGTTACTCAAAGCCAAGTATCGCCATCCGTGTGGTGTCGGCCTCGGCATTCTAGCGGTGGCGGTTGACTCCGGTGGCCACCACACCGACGAGGTCTATCAGTTCTGCCGCGTCCGTCGCTGGCGCAATGTCTTCGCCATCAAGGGCGCGAGCAAGCCTGGCAAGCCGGTGATTGCTCAGCGCCCATCGATGGTGGACGTCACCTGGAAAGGTCAGACCGAGCGCAACGGCGCCGAGCTGTGGTTCGTCGGTACCGATACCGCGAAGGACTGGATTTACAACCGCTACCCATTCGAAGCCGGTCCAGGGGCATTGCACTTCGCCAATGACCTGCCCGACGATTTCTTCGATCAGTGTGTCGCCGAGCGTAAGGTCGCGCGTTACATCCGTGGTCACAAGCGTATCGAATGGGTCAAGGGCAAGACCGAACGCAACGAAGCGCTCGACCTGATGGTGTACTGCCTGGCCATGGCCCATTACCTGGGTCTTAATCGCTACAAGGAGCACGACTGGGAGCGGGTGCGCCAGTCGCTGGCACAGTCAGGTCTGTTCGACGAAGGCATCAAGCCCGTGCAGGGCGAGCGCGTCAGTAATGCCGAGCAAAACGTACCCGCTGTTGTACCGCAACCAGCTCCGCAGCCACTTGCTCCTGTCGTGCAATCGCGACCCGCAGCACCACCTCAACGCCGCAGCTCCAGTAGCGGTTACCTGAAGAGACGCTGATATGTCATTTACCCAGAAGCACCTCGACGCAGTTGAGGCGGCCATCGCTCGCGGTGAGAAAACCGTGCGCTACACCGACCGTACCGTGGAGTACCGTTCGGTCGATGAGCTGCTGAAAGCTCGTGACGAGATCCGCACCTCGCTGGTGAACTCAGCCGGACCGCGCTCCCGCGTGGTCCGGCTGTACCACGGAGGCAAAGGACTCTAATGGCCCGCCACTATCCGACGCTCACCCGTAACGGATTCGTGTTGCCGTCGAACATCAAGGCCAGTTACGAAGGCGCCGGAGAGGGCCGCCGATCCACTGGTTGGGATGCGCCGGACAACGGGATCAACAGCATCAACACTCCGGCGCTGCGCAATCTGCGATCACGGTCGCGGGCAGCGGTTCGTAATGATCCGTATGCCTACAACGTCATCGACAAACGCGTCAGCAATCTGATCGGTACCGGCATCACGCCGCGACCGAAAACCGACAACGAAGCCCTGCGCAAACTGTTGCAAGAACTGTGGGACGACTGGGTCGATGAGTCGGATGCCGATGAGCGCACCGACTTCAACGGCCAACAGGCGCTGGTGGCTCGCACGGTGGAAACCTCAGGCGAATGTTTTATGCGGCTGCGTCCGCGTGGCCTGGACGAAGGCCTCGCGGTGCCGTTGCAGTTGCAGATCCTGGCACCGGAGTTCGTGCCGCATGACAAGTTCGAAACCACCCGCGACGGCAACTTTATCCGCGCGGGGATCGAGTTCACGCCCGGCGGCAAGCGGGTGGCGTACTGGATGTACCTGGCGCATCCGCGCGATGCCTCGTCACTGAACGCCGGTTACAACCAACTGGTGCGGGTGCCTGCGGCGCAGGTGCTGCACATCTTTGAACCGGTCGAGCCGGGCCAGTTGCGCGGCGTACCGCGCTTGTCGCCGGTGTTGAAACGCCTGCGCAGTCTCGACAATTACGACGACGCGGTGCTGTTCCGCCAGGAGGTGGCCAACCTGTTTGCCGGGTTTATCAGCCGGCCAGCCCCGGACTCCGGCCCCGTGCCGAGAGACCCGGTTACCGGTCAACCGCTGAGCCTGGACGGCGATGGCTTCACGCCGATGGTCGCCTTGGAGCCCGGCACCATGCAGGAGTTGGGACCAGGTGAAGAGGTTGAGTTTTCCAAACCACCGGACGCCGGCAACAACTATCCGGACTTCATGCGGCAACAACTGATGGCGGCTGCCGCCGGTACCGGAACGCCCTACGAGATCCTCACCGGCGACATGCGCGAGGTTAACGACCGGGCGTTGCGGGTCGTGCTCAACGAGTTCCGGCGCCGCCTGGAGCAACTGCAATTCAGCGTGTATGTGCATCAACTCTGCCGTCCCGTGCGGGCAGCCTGGATGGACATGGCCGTGCTGTCGGGTGCCTTGGTGCTTGAGGACTACGCCCAGCGTCGCCGCGAATACCTGCGTACCCGCTGGGTGCCGCAAGGCTGGGCCTACATCCAGCCGGTACAAGACGTGCAGGCGCGGCGCATGGAAGTGCAGGCAGGCTTTGCCTCGCGCAGCGAGATGGTCCTGCGTACCGGTTACGACGCCGAAACGGTCGACGCCGAAAACGCGGCCGACCTGGCCCGGGCCACAGCCCTTGGCCTCAACTACAACACCCTTGAAGCCGTCGAGCCGCTCGACGACAAGGAGCAACCATGAGCAAAAAAGCGCGACCGAGCATTTACAACCGGGCGGGCCAGCGTGTGCCGGTGCAAGACAAGACCTGGTATGCCCTGCAGGCCAGCGGCGACGCCGCCGAGCGAGTGATCGAAGTGTTCGTCTATGGCGAGATCGGTGGCTGGGGAATTACCGCCAATCAGTTTGTGCAAGACCTGCGCGCGATGGACGATGGCGTCTCGCCGGTGATTGCGGCCTTCAATAGCATCGGTGGTGATTTGTTCGACGGACTGGCCATGCACAATGCGCTGTCGCGTTTGGGGGAGCGTTGCACAGGTCGAATCGATGCGCTGGCGGCCAGTGCAGCCAGCGTGGCCGTGTGTGGTGCGCACCGAGTGGTGATCGCCTCAAACGCCATGTTGATGATTCACAACCCTTGGACTTACGCGGCCGGGGATGCCGAAGATTTCCGTAAAGTGGCCGACGTTCTCGATCAGACGATGGAAGCCATCATAGCGGCCTACAAGGCCAAGGCACCGGACATCGATGAGGTCGAGTTGCGACGCTTGGTCGCGAACGAAACATGGTTGACCGCCAGTGAAGCGGTGGCCTTGGGGCTGGCTGATGAGGTCGGCGAAGGCGTCAAGGTCAAGGCCTGTCTCGGCCAAGGGGCCGTGTTGCAGCGGTACCAGCATGCACCGGCGGAATTGCTCGCGCAGCTTGATGAACCACCGGAGACAGGGTCGGATTTGGAGCCTGAGGATCCGCCGCCGATACCGCCCGTAGTCGACTCGGCAAAGTTAGCCCTGATGATTACCCAGCGCTGCGCTGAGGCGGGGATCAGCAATCTTGTCGATTCGCTTCTCAGCTCCACCAAACTCGAAAACGAGGAAATCGTCCAGGCCGAGTTGGTCCGTGCCAAGGCCGTGAATGACTTGTGTGTGGCTGCACGCTTGCCGGAGTTCAGCGCCGAGTTTGTTGCGGCAGGGCTGGACGTCGCAGCTGTTCGAGCGCGCCTGTTCGACAAAATCGTCACCAGCGGCAAGGGCTTCGAAATCGACAACAGCTTGCCGCTGGACGATGACCCAGCGCCAAAGGTGCGGGCCAAACAAATCGATCAACCATCCATCTGGTCTGCCCGCCAAGCCGCGCAGACCGGTAAATCCCGATCTGCGACAGGAGCAAGACGATGACCATTCAACGCGAACCCATGCATGCAGGCGAGTTTCTCCTGTCTGAAGGGGCGGGTACCATTTCCCGCGAATCCATCAATGTTGCCGCCGGCCCAGCACTGGAGCCGGGGCAGATCCTGGGATTGGTTACCGCAACCGCTGAGTTTGCCCCTTACGACCCGACTGCCGAAGACGGCACCGAAAACGCCATCGCCATTCTCTTCGGCCCCTTGGGCGAGTCGGATGTTGTGCGTCGCGGTCGCGCCGTGGTCCGCCTTGCCGAAGTCAGCGAAGTCCACCTGACTGGCCTTGATCCTGCGGCTGAAAAAGCACTGGCGACCCACTTCCTGATTGTCCGCTAAAGACGACCACCCTGATTCCCCAGCCCGCCCAGTGCGGGTTTTTTGTTTTCTGGAGATAGCTACATGGCTGACATTGAAATCTTTAACGATGACGCGTTTTCGGTCTCTTCGCTGACCGCCGCCATCAACGAACAGGAATACCTCCCGGGCCGCATCAGTAGCCTCGGCCTGTTCCAGGAAGAGGGCATCAACACCCTGACCGTGCAGATCGAAAAAGACGGCGATACCCTGGCCCTGGTACCAGCGGGTGAGCGCGGCACGTCCGGCCTCGTGGTCAGCGGCACAAAGCGCAACCTGATCCCTTTCAATACCGTGCACCTGCCGCAACGCTTTGCGATCAAGGCTGACGAGATCCAGGGCATTCGTGCCTTCGGCACCCGTTCTGAATTGCAGGCAGTGCAGGACGTGGTCAACAAGCGCCTGGCCAAAGCGCGTCGGCAGCTGGATGCCACGCACGAATTCCAGCGCATGGGCGCGCTGAATGGCCAGATCCTTGATGCGGACGGCACCACCGTCTTGCTCGACATTTACAAAACCTTTGGCGTGACCCGCAAGAAAATGTCCATGGGGCTGAACAGTCCGGACACCGAACTTCGCGTCAAGTGTGGTGATGCGCTGGACCTGCAGGAGGAAGCCCTGGGCAGTATCACCAGCACCGGCTCGCGGGCCCTGTGCGGTAAGAATTTTTGGAACAAGCTGCTGGTCCACACGTCGGTTAAAGAAACCTACCTCAACAGTCAGCAGGCGGCGGCATTGCGCGGCGATGCCCGCGAAAGTTTCGAATTCGGCGGCATTGTGTGGGAGCGTTATCGCGGCAAGATCGCCGGCGTGACCTTCATCCACGACGACAAGGCGCTGCTGATTCCCGAAGGCGTGCCGGACCTGTACATCTCGGTGTTCGCGCCGGCCGACTACATGGAAACGGTCAACACCGAAGGCGTGCCGTACTACAGCAAGATCGAGCCGATGCCCTTCAATAAAGGCATGGCCGGTGAAGCGCAGTCGAACCCACTGCACCTGTGCACTCGACCGCTCGCGCAAATTCTGCTGGAACTCTGACCATGGGCTTTCGCGATCTGATTGCCGAGGTCGATGCCGTGGTGTTCGAAACCCTGGGCGACAGCGCGCGGATCGAAGGCCGTGACGAACCGGTGCTCGGTATGTTCGCCGCACCCTGGCTTCAGCCGAAGTTCGGCAAGCTCAACACGGGCCTACGCGAACCGCGATTCGAGATCCGCGTCAGCGACTCAGCGGGCCTGCAACAGGGCATGTTGGTCAGTATCGACTTGCCCGCGCTGGACGGCGGTGGCGATTACGACCTGCTGCTGCTGGAGCCGAGTGGCGACGGCCTGGTCGCCTTGATCCTGAGGATGCGTGCATGAATGTCGGTAGCAACTTCAAGTCCTCGGCCGACGGCGGAATGATCTCGATTCAGTCTTCGTCGGCGGATCTGCAAGCGTTCCAGGAGCTGGCCAAACTAGTGCCCAAAGCGGCTGCCGCCGCGCACCGTCGCGCGATCAACAAGACGTTGGGTTGGTTGCGCACGCACATCGCCCGGGCGGTCAGTCGACAGGAACGCATCGCCGTCGCGGCAGTGCGTCAGCGGTTGCGCAGCTACCCGGTCACCGGTGGGGCCATGAGCGGTAAATTGTGGTTCGGATTGAACGCCATCGAGTCCATCCGGATCGGCCGCGCCAGACAGACCAGCAGCGGCGTGTCGGTGGCCGGGCGGCGGTATCAGGGGGCGTTCTTCAAGCAGGTCTACGGCAACAAGCCCGACATCTGGATTCGCACGGCGAGCAAACACTTCAACCCGGATGATTACCCCGACAGCACTGTCAGTGCGCGGGGTGGTGCCAGTTCGGGCTGGATTGCGGAGAACGACAGTCGCTTCCCGCTGGCCAAGGCCAAAGTCTCCCTGGAGCAGGCGCGTCCGCATTTCGACACTTGGGTGCGCAAGGCCGATGAACGCCTGCTGCAGATCCTGCAGCAGGAACTCAATTTTGAGCTGCAAAAGTACCTGAAGGGGTAATGACGTGTCGGATGAGCCATTTAGCCTGGAGCAGTTCTATCGGGCCGTCGAGCAACAGCTGGTCGCGGAATTGCCGGGCGTACGTGCGGTGACGGCCTGGCCTAAAATCGAAGATCGTGTCGCGCTGCCGGCGGTGTTTCTGGAGATGGCCGAGTTCGAACCCGGTACCGACATCGGCACCGGAGAAACAACGCTGGTGTGCAAGTTCGAAGCGCGCATCGTCGTCGACCCGATCCAGCGACATCACCATCAGCAAGCCGTGCAACTGGCTACTCAGCTGGCGTTGATCCTTCGGGCGCAAACCTGGGGGCTGGAAGTCGAGCCGGCGGTGTTCATACAAGCCGGGCAGGACTGGACTCGGCCGGAACTGGATGGTTACACCGTCTGGCTGGTGGAATGGAGTCAGCAGATCTACCTCGGCCCGCAGCAGTGGCCGTGGCCCGATGAGCCGCCGGGCTCACTGTGGTTCGGTTTCAACAACGACACCAAAGAGCAGTTCTTTCCTGCGGATGAGGTGCCATGAGTTACGCCCTGGCTGAACATGACCGCATGATCGCCGCGATGTTGATGCCGTGTGTCGTGGTCGGGGTGGATCTGGCGGCGGCCGCCGTTCGGGTGCAGTCCGGTGACTGGGTCAGCGCCTGGGTGCGTTGGCACAGTTTGGCGGCCGGCAAGGCCCGACACTGGCGGGCGCCGAGCCTGAATGAGCAGGGGGTGTTGTTCAACCCCAGTGGTCAGGCCGGCATGGGCACCTTTATTCCCGGGCTGTACGGCGATGCCGGCGGGCAACCGGATAACCGTGATCATGTGGAAGTCTGGCGTTTCGAGGATGGTGGTTCGCTGGTGTACGACTGGGAAGCCAAGAGCTACACCATCACCCTGCCAAGCGGGACGGTATCGATCAAGGTCGGCAGCACCGAAGCGGTGGTGACTGACAGCGCCGTCAACGTCACCAGCGGGATGATCAACCTGAATGGCGCGGTGAATATCGACGGGCCGTTGCATGTCACGCAGGACATCACCAGTGATGCGGCCATTATCGACACGACGGGCAACACGCCCAACCAAAAGCATTAATTTCAACCGAAAGCCCGCCCAGTGCGGGCTTTTTCATGCCTGGAGAAAACACATGGCCAAGCCCACTGAGGCGCCTGCCCCTGATGAACACTCGGTCATCGAACCGACGCCGGAATTCTCGACCTTCCGTGACACGGTTTACACCTCGCGTGTCCTGATCGTGCCCGAAACCGGCCGTGCGTTGGCCGTGACCAAAGGGCAGGTGCAGGTAAAAACTGCAGATGTCGAAGCCATCACCTTTCTGAAATCCCACCCGGACCTTCAGCCGCTCATGGAGTGATGTCGATGATCGGAATGGACCGCCACACCGGCCAACCCATTTCCGGCGTCGAGCACCTTCGCCAGTCCATTGCGGACATTTTGGCCACGCCGCTGGGCAGCCGCCGTTATCGGCCGGAGTACGGCAGCACGCTCCGGCGCTTCGTTGACCTGCCGGTGAACGAAGGCTGGAAGAGCGCGGTACAGGCCGAAGTCGCCCGCGCCCTTGGGCGCTGGGAGCCGCGTTTGCGCCTGGAGCGCGTGCGCGTGCTGTCCGTCCTGAATGGCGTAATCAATCTGCAAGTTAGCGGCGAATACGTCAGCGAAGGTGTGTTGCTGGAGGTGAGTGCATGAGTGTCGTCAACCTGTCGGCATTGCCGGCGCCGGACGTGCTGGAGTCGCTGGATTTTGAAGACCTCTATCAGGAGGTGCTGGCCGACTTTCGTTTGCAGATGGGCGATAACTGGACGGCGGTGCTGGAGTCTGATCCGGTCGTCAAGCTGCTGGAGGTTGCGGCCTATCAGAAGCTGATGAGCCGGGCGCGGATCAATGACGCGGCGAAGGCCAGTCTGTTGGCCTATGCACGCGGCACGGATCTGGACAATCGCGCGGCTGATTACGGGGTGGAGCGGCTGACGATCACGGCGTCCGACCCTGATGCCGTGCCGCCGATCGCGGCGGTGATGGAGAAAGACGACTCGCTGCGGTATCGCACTCAGCTATCCCTCGAGAGTCTGTCGGTGGCGGGCAGTCGCGGCGCGTATGAGTTTCACGCGCTGACCGCCTCGGCCAACGTTGCGAGTGTGTCGGTGGATTCGCCTACCTTCAAGGCGGCGGAGATCAGCCAGGCGGTGCGCGATCAACTGCCGGCCGGGGCAATTGTGGTCGTCTGCGACTACCCGGCCGGCCTGGTCAACCCATTGCCCGGCGACGTGTCGCTGGCGGTGCTGCCGGCACCCGAGAGCACGGTAGAGCCGGCCGCCCTGGTAGCCACCGTGCAAGCGGCGTTATCGGCCGAGGACGTGCGTCCGATCACGGATCGGCCGCGTAGCCAGCTCGGGCAGCCGAGCAACTTTAGTGTCGATGCCGAGCTGGAGATTTTAGACGGCCCGTCGAAGGTAGTCGTTCTGGCGGCGGCCAATGCGGCGCTGGTGGCAGCGATCAAGGCGGCCCGGCAGTTAGAGGGGGAAATGTCGCTGTCGGCAATCTATGCCGCCTTGCACGTCTCCGGCGTGCGCCGGGTGGTGCTGAAACAGCCCACGGCCGACGTGATCTGTGACAAGCGGCATTACCCCAACTGCACCTCGATCAAGGTCACAGGGACGGTCGTTCAATGAGCCAGTTATTACCACTGAACAGCACGCCCCTGGAGCGTGCGCTGGCCACGGCCTGCGACCTGGGCATTGACCCGGAAATCATCCGGGGCGTGGCCGACTCGGCGCGCTGTCCGGTGGATTTCTTGCCCTGGTTGGCCTGGGCCATGTCGGTCGAAGGCTGGGAGGCCGCCGAAACTGAAGAACAGCAACGCGCGTTGATTCGCGAGTCGATCCCGGTTCACAAGCGCAAAGGCACGGTCGGTGCGGTGCGCCGGGTGCTGAAGGCGGTCGGGGTGCGTGCCGAGTTCAAGGAGTGGACGCAAATCCCCGGGGCGGTGCCCTACACCTTTGAGTTGATTGCCTGGGCCAACGACAACCGGGGTGGTGAGGGGTCGATTCTGTCCCCGCAACTGTTCCAGCGTCTGCGCGCCCTGGTCGATGCGACGAAGAACGAGCGCAGCCATTACGCGCTCAAGGTCGGCGCGCGGTTCGACGGTGGTTTTCGCTTGGCCAATGCCAGCCAGGTGCGGCAACTGGAGCGCCGCACGCTGGAGGCGCAAGGCGTGCCGATGGACACCGCCGAGCAAACCCTGGGGCTGGCCAACGCGTCCAGCGTTCGCTGTGTCCTTCATCAAAGCGCCGATCTGATGGGCGTTCCCGTTCAAGTAGAGCAGGGCTTTGCGGTCGCTAATGCGGCCCGCGCCCGTGTTGTCGTTCGCGCCACTATGGAGGCCGTTCTCATATGAGTACCCCGTTACAACCCCTGATCACCAAGGTCGGGCTGGCCGCCATCTGGCGCGCGGACAAGACCGGCCTGGCGGCTGAAATCACTCACATTGTGGTGGGCACCAGTGGCTATACCCCGGCCAACACACAAACCGCCCTGCGCACTCAGGTAGCGAAATACGCCATTTCTGATGGCCAGCAACTGAGCGAAACCCTGCTGCACGTCACGGCGGTGGCCGACGACGGGAAAGCCTATTGGGTGCGCGAGGTCGGTTTTCTACTGTCGGACGGCACGCTGCTGGCGGTCTGGTCACACCCCACCGAGGCCCTGACTTACAAGTCGGCTACGGCCGAGTTGCTGCTGGCCTATGACCTGTCGCTGACCGCATTGCCGGCCAATAGCGTGAACATTACGTCAACCGGTGCGGGTTTGAACCTGACGCTGTCGGCTGAGCTGGCCGCGCTGGCGTCGGCGAGCATTGCCGAAATGCTGCGCGGCGTGAAACAGCAGGACGCGCTCGACAGCCAGGACAAGCTGCACCAGTTGGAAGGCCAACAAATCCTCAACCTGATGGACCGCATGCGGGCCGCCGAGCAGCGCCAGGACACGGACCGCGACAGCCTGTTGACGGCCATCGCGGCCAATGCCACGGGGTTAATCACCCTACAAAACCTTTTCGCCAAAACAACCTTGGGAGCTTGACCCGATGAGTCTCGAATCTGTAATTGCTGACCTGACCAAGGCCGCATCCGATCTTATTGCCACGTTTAACGGCAAGAAAAACGAAATCACGGCGGCAGTTAACGCGGCGATTGCCGCCGTCCCTGAAACGTCCCGTGGTTGGTGGGTGGACCCGGTCAACGGCCTCGATACCAATACCGGCACCAATACCAACTCCCCGTTTAAAACCATCGGCAAGGCGATGGCGTCGACGCCTTCGAGCGGTCAGTGCACGGTCTTCCTGATGGGTGACTACCCGATGACCGCGAACATCCCGGTCACCTGCGCCTACCTTTTGGTTTATGGCATTAACGCAGTGTCGTCGGGCATTACGCCAAAATTTCGACCGCAGTATTTCCAGGGCACGGATGGGTCTACGCAGCTCGCGGGCTTTATCTGCTACAGCCAGGCCAACAATGTCGAGTTTCGCAACATTGACATTGTGTTGCCCTCGGTTGCGGGCGTGCTGCCGGCTCCAACGCTGACCCGCATCTGCAGCTTTATCAAGACCAACTCGTCTTCATCGTTGCCGCCTTGTGTGGGGGTCATGTTGCAGACGGTGGTCGTGACAAAAGCGGCAGACTTTTACGGCGCGCTGATTGGGCTGTCGGTTTCCACACTGGCGCTTGGCTGCTTCCAAGTGACGTTCCCGAGCGACATGGCGGGCAAATATGTCAGCACCGTGGGCTCGCCGGCTGGCACGGACACCAAAACACTGACGCAAATCACCACCAACCTGGCCAGCCTTTAACCTCGCTGAAACGGAGCGCATTTTATGCAATTGCAAAACATCAACGTCGTGCATGGCGGCCAAAGCTATGTGGGCTTTTCCTTTTCGGCCTTGCCGTTGGCGGCTGCGCTGATCGTGGCTGCACAGCAAATTGATCAGGCGGCCGACGTGGCTCGTCGCGCGGTGCTGGGCGACTCGCTGCGCGCCCTGGAGTATGAGCGCGCCGCCGTCGAGGCCGAGGCCTTTGCCGCTGGTGGTTATACCGGTGACATGCCGCCCTCGGTGCAGGCCTGGGCCGATGCGGCCGACCTGGAGCCGAAGGCGGCCGCCGACAGCATCATTGCCGAGGCCAAGGCCTGGCGAACGGCGCTTTATGCGATCCGTGAGGCTCGCCTAATTGGCAAACAACGGGTGCTCAAGGCCACCAGTCACGACGCCGCCGAGGCGCTGGCTGACACTGCAATCGCGGCCATTCGCGAAAGCATTGCCGGGGTCGGTAACGCTGGCTAAACCCTGATTCAAACGCCTTGAGCGCCCCGACTGTCGGGGCGTTTTTGTTTGTGCAAATGACCGCGCCGGGCGCGGTCTTTTGCTTTCTGGAGAATGCTACATGAGTGGATTTTTTCACGGTGTTACGACGACGTTGGTCGACACCGGTGCGCGGACCATTGCCTTGCCGTCGTCGTCGATCATTGGTCTGTGCGATACCTTCACCCCGGGCATCCTCGGCGGCGGTACCGCCAAAGCGGGTGACCTGGTATTGATCACCTCCGAGCGCGAAGCCATTGCCGCGTTCGGTGCTGACTCGGCCATTACCCGGGCGGCTCAAGCGATCTATGTCCGCGCCAAGGCGGTGATCGTCGCGGTCGGCGTGCCCAAGCTCGAAGATGCAGCGCTGCAAACCTCGGCCATCATTGGCGGTGTTTTGGCCTCGGGTCAGCGCACCGGCCTGCAGGCCTTGCTCGACGGCAAGAGCAAGCACAACGCTCAACCGAAACTGTTGATCGCCCCGCGCCATTCGGCGACCCAGGCCGTGGCCACGGCAATGGATGGCCTGGCCGGCAAGCTGCGCGCCATGGCCATCGTCGATGGCCCGAACACCACCGACGAGGCGGTGATGGCCTACGCCAAAAACTTCGGCAGTAAGCGGGTGTACCTGGTCGATCCGGGCGTCCAGTACTGGGATACCGTTCTCAGTGCCACGGTCGACGCTCCGGGTTCGGCCTGGGTCGCAGGGCTTTTTGCCTGGACCGACGCGAACTACGGTTACTGGGCCTCGCCGTCGAACAAGGAGTTTGTCGGCATCACCGGCACCACGCGCCCGATAGAGTACCTGGACGGCGACGAGACCTGTCGGGCCAACCTGCTCAATGGCGCGAACATCGCCACGATCGTCCGCGATGGCGGGTATCGCCTGTGGGGCAACCGCACCTGTTCCAGTGATGCGAAATGGGCGTTCGTTACCCGCGTGCGCACCTGCGACATCCTCATGGATGCGATCCAGGCCGGGCACAAGTGGGCGGTCGACCGCTCGATCACCAAGACCTACGTCAAGGAAGTGACCGAAGGCCTGGATGCGTTCATGCGCGACCAGAAAAACGCCGGGGCGATCATCAATTTTGAAGTGTTCCCGGACACCGAGCTCAACACTGCCAGCCAGATTGAGCAGGGCAAGGTGTATTGGCGCATTCGCTTCACTGACGTGCCGCCGGCAGAAAACCCGAACTTCCTGATCGAAGTCACCAATCAGTGGCTGACCGAAGTCCTCGACGCTTAAGGAGCACGCCAGATGATTCCTCAAACTTTGTACAACACCAACCTGTTCGTCGACGGGGTCAACTTTGCCGGCGACGTACCGAGCCTGACCCTGCCCAAGCTGACCACCAAAACCGACGAGTACCGGGGCGGTGGCATGGCCGGTGCCATCGAGATGGACCAGGGCCTGGAAAAAATGGAGGCGTCCTTTGTCACCAAGGGCGTGCGTCGCGAGTCGCTCAAGCACTTCGGTCTGGCCGATGGCTCGGCGTTCAACGCGTCGTTCCGTGGCGCCTTTCGCGGGCACAAGGGCACCGTCACCGCTGTGGTGGCCACCTTGCGCGGCCTGTTGAAAGAGGTGGACCTGGGTGACTGGAAAGCCGGTGATCCGGCGGAAATCAAACACGCCATCGCGCCGGTTTACTACAAGCTCGAAATCGACGGTCGGGTGATGTACGAAATCGACATGATCGCCGGGGTCCAAGTGATCGATGGCAAAGACCAGCTCGCCGAAGTGCGCTCCGCGCTTGGCCTTTAAGGGAATAGATCCGCATGACCATGCAAACCGCTGCAAATCTGCCGACCTGGTTGTTGCTTAATACCGATAATGCCGTCGTCACACTCACGCGCCCCAGCGAAGTCAACGGCGTGAAGGTGGACTCCTTGATGCTGCGGGCGCCGCTGGTGCGGGAGGTCCGCGCCGCAGATCGGGCAGCCGGTGACGATGATGAGCAGCGCGAGCTGCAGTTGTTCGCCAGCCTGGCCGAGGCGGGCATCAAGGATCTGGAGGGCCTGAAGGTGGTGGACTATCGCCGCCTGCAGGCCGCCTATTCGCACATGGTGCCGCACGCGGATTATTCGAAATCACTCCCTGCGTGGTTGTCGGTCACCGCCGAAAACGCCGTGATCAGTCTGTCGCGTCCCAGCGAGATCAATGGCGTGCAGGTCGACAAAATGACCCTGCGTTCACCCACGGTGCGCGAAGTGCGGGCGGCTGATCGCGCGGCCGGTGGCGACGACGAACAGCGCGAACTGGTGCTGTTCGCGGACCTGGCCGGCGCCGCGATCACCGATCTGGAGGGCCTGAAGGTGGTGGACTACAACCGCCTGCAGGCCGGCTATTTTCGCCTGGAGCAAGACGACGGGGTTTGATCCGGGGGTGATGAAGATGGTGGCGAAACGACTCGCGGCGGACACCGGATTTTCCGCTGCTGAGATTCAGTCGATGCCATTTTCCGAGATGGTTTGGTGGCTCACGGATTGAGCCGCTTCCGGTAATGCTCTGTACAGGGGAGCCATGACATGGCGAACAAACTTTCCCTCGGGTTGGTGATCGGTGGAGCCGTCAGCCCTACGGTCGGCGCCGCGTTCAATGAGGTGACCGGGCGCATCAAGCGTTTGGAGGCGGAAGGGAACAAGGCGCGAATGCTGCAGCGCACGATTGGCGACACCATTCGCCTGCGCGATGAATGGAAAAAGGCCCACGACAGCGGCGCCGCTGGTGCGTCGAAGCTGCTGGGTCGCTTGAATTCCAACCTCGACAGCCTGAAAAAACAGGGTATCGAAGTCGGCCGGCTGGACAAAGCGTACCGATCCCTCGGCCAGGCGGCGAGCAAGGCCGAGTTCAAGGCCAAGGGGTACCAGCAGATCGATGCCGGCACGGCGGGGATGAAAAGCACGGTCGGTCAGGCCGTGGCCGGTGTGGCAACGGTGGGTATTGCGACCAAGGTCAGTGCCGACTTCGGGGCCATCGTCCGCGACATCGCGATCAAGGCCGGCATTGCCAACGATCCAAAAGAAAAACAGATGGCGCAGACGATCATCGAGACCTCGCGCGACACCGGTATGGCGCGCAATGACGTCGCCGACGTGGTCAACCAGTTGGTGGGCGCCGGAATGGATCTGGCCAAGGCGCTGGAGTACGCGCCGGTCGCGGCCAAGTTTGCCGTGGGTCAGGGTTCGAGCGGTGCCGACACGGCGAAGATGATCAATGCCCTCGGGCAGAACGCCAAGATTACCGACGCCAAACAGATGCAGCAGGCGCTGGAAGCGATCGCCTTTCAGGGGCAGGCCGGTAGTTTCGAGGCCGTCGACATGGCGCGTTGGTTCCCCGAGCTGCTGTCGAACATGGGCAATTTGAACATCACCGGCATGGACGCGGTGACGCAGCTGGGCGCCATGCTCCAGGTGCAGATGAAGACTGCCGGCGGCGCCGATGAGGCGGCGAACAACCTGAAAAACTGGATGGGCAAGATCGGATCAACCGACACGGTGGAGGCCTACAAGAAGGCCGGTATCGATTACAAAGGCTCGATGCAGACCGGTTTGCAGAACGGACTATCGACCCTGGAATCGAGCATGGCCTTGGCGCAGAAATACATCCAGGCCACCGACCCGAAACGTGCTGCGCAGATGGCCGAAGCCACGGCGAAGATCAGCCAGGAGGCGGATCCAGAAAAGGCTAAGGCGATGATGGCGTCGCTCGAAGAGGCCCTGCGTACCGGCGACCTGTTCGCCGACATGCAGGTCAAGGCGGCGCTCTCGGCGTACCTGCAGAACAAGGCGTTGTACAGCCAACTGAAAAACGATTCGCGTGAAGCGTCGGGCATCCTCGACAAAAACCTCGCCGAGCGGCGGGAAGCCTCGTCGCAGAAGTGGGCGGAGATGGCGCAGTCGATGGATGACGCCCTGCGCAGTGTCGGCGATGCCCTGCGGCCGGTGACCGATACCGTGGCCGAGGGGTTGACCAAAGTCACCAAAGGCATCACCGCGCTGTCGGACAGTTCGCCCGGGGTGGTCACCGGTATCGCGACGGTCGGCGGTGGCTTCCTGGCGCTGAAGACGTTGTTCAGCTCGTACAAGATCGGCAAGGGCTTGTTCAACCTGGCGCGCGGGACCCTCGGTAAAGGCAAGTCTGACGAGGTGCAGAAAGTCTTCATCACCAACTCGCTGAAAGGTGATCGTGTCGTCCCGGGGGCGGAGCTCAAGAGCAAAGCGGGTAAGGCCTTGTCTTTGGTCGAGACGGGGCTGAAGGCGGTGGCAGCAGTCAAGGGCGCGTCTGAAGTTGGCGAGGCGGCTGATGGACAGGAGGGCAAGAAAGCCGGTGGTTTTGACTTGGTGTCGACCGGTCTCAAGGTGGTGTCGCTCGCTAAAGAAGCCAGCGAAGACGGTGATGTGCAGGCCGGACTAGAAGACGGCGCTGTCAGGAAGGTGTTTGTGGTCAACGCTGCCGCCATGGGCGGCGGAGGTGGACCGGTTGAGCGTCGGCGCCGTGGTCGTGGGCCCGCGCGACATTCCTCTCGGCGGCGTCGGTCTGCAGTGCCGCCACGCCCGGGAGGTCCATCACGTCCACCGGTCCCCACGCCAAGACCGGCTGTTCCAGCACCGCGTCCACCCGTGTCACTACCTTCAACCGGCGGAGTATTGGCCAAGCTTGGGGTCGTGGCGGAAACGGTGGGGAAGGTCGGCAAGCTGGGCAAAGTGATCCCCGGCGGTTCGCTGATAGAAGCCGGTGGCATGGCATTCGAAACCTACCAGAACGCCAAGACCCGGCAGGAAAAGGCCGAAGGTTACGGCGAGGCGGCGGGTTCGCTGGCGGGCACCATGGCCGGTGCCGCCGCCGGGGCGGCCATCGGTTCGGTGGTCCCCATCATCGGTACCGCCATTGGCGGCATGGTCGGCGCGTACCTGGGTAGCCTGGGCGGGACTGCCTTGGGCGGTGTTGCGGGTAAGTCCTGGTTCGGCAGCGAAGAGCAAAAGCCAGCCACTGCGGTAACGCCTTTGCTGATGGCGCCTCGGCCGGGGCCGGTGGTGCCAAGTCTGGCCAGTATGGGACGTTCCTTCAACGGGGCGAACGAGCCTGGTGCATTGCTGATGGCAGGTCACGCCGCACCACCCAGCCCAGCGTTGGGTGATGTCGCGCGCGCGTTGGCGGCGCCAAACCCGACCAAGCCGGCGGCGGTGGTGATTCAGTCGAAAGAGCCTGGGAAACCAGTACCCACCAAAGTGGATCAGCAGTTTAAGTACTCCTTGAACATGCCAGTCACCGTGCAAGGCGATGTCAAAGATCCACAACGATTGGCGCAAGACCTGATGCCGTACATGCAGCGGATGATGGCCGATGCCGCGAAACAGAGTATGTCCAACCAACTGTTCGATGAACCCCACTTGTAAGGAGCACCCATGGCCTACATGGAACAGCTACAGGCCGGCCTGAAGTACCTGGTTGAAGCGGGGGAAACCGGGCGTCGCAGTGCGGATGGCATGCTCGGTCCGGTTAACGGGGCGATCCGCGAAATCACCGGCGCGGCATCCGAGCTGGAAAACATCCCGTTCGTGGGGCCGGCGATAGGCGCCAAGCTGCAGCGAGTGATGCGCGGAGTCGATGCGGCACAGGCCAAGGTCGGCCAGGTGGTGGCCACCTACGGCCGGGCGACCCGTGCCGCCGCCGAGGTGCAGGAACGCATGGGGACGTTAAAGGAGCAGGCGGCCAAGGCATCGACGGCGATCAATTCGATTGCCGGCAAGGTCAGTCCATCCCTGGCCAACATCGTGCCGACCAGTGCGTTTGCCATCGATGGCACGCCGGCACCGGAGGCCGTGAAGCCGTTTCCGCACCTGCTGATCCTGCAGCCGCAGGATCCCAAGGCCCAACCGTACTACTTCAACTTGGATACGGCGGCCTTCGACGAGCTCACGCGCTCGAGCGAGTTTCGCTGGGCCTCGCAAGAACGCCTGTCGCGTCGGCCGGCGCAGCAAGCGGTCGGCATCGGCGAAGAAAAAATAAGCCTGAAAGGTACGATCTATCCCGGCTTCAAGGGCGGGCTCAAGCAGCTCGACACCTTGCGCAGCATGGGCGCGCAACTGAAGCCGTTAACCCTGACCACGGGCTATGGCGATGTCATGGGTACCTGGTGCCTGAAGAGCATCGCGGAAGAGCAGGGCGCGCTGATGCACGGCGGGATTCCGCGTAAACAAGGGTTCACTCTGGAGTTTTTGCGCTATGGCGACGACATGCAGAACGTCTGACGGGGATCTGCTGGACACCATCTGCCACAACTACTATGGCCACCTGAGTGGCACCGTTGAGGCTGTGCTGAATGCCAATCAGGGGTTGGCCGATGAGGCGCAGCCCTATCGTGCAGGTGTGGTGATCGCGCTACCGGATCTGGCGACGCCCGCACAGGAACAGGTCACACTTTGGGATTGATGGTCTACACTCGAGCCGCTTGATTACTCAAGCTCCTTACTTTCTTACCCGCCTTGTGCGGGTTTTTTTTTGAGCACAATCCATGACGCCTATTTTTCGCATCGTTGCCAATGGCGCCGATATCACGGCGTTGATCAATGATCGGCTGATCCAGCTGCGCACCCTGGACAAGCCCGGGATGGAATCCGACGAGTTCGAATTGCGGATCGATGACCGCGATGGCCAGGTAACCCTGCCGTCGCGCGGCAGTGCCATCGAGGTCTATCTCGGTTATGCCGAAACATCGTTGGCCCGCATGGGGCGCTACATGGTGGACGAGATCGAGGTCTCCGGACCACCAGATACGCTGGTGATCAAGGGCAAGGCCAGTGACATGCGCGGCACGGGCAAGACCATCCGCAGCGGCAGTTGGGAGAACGTGCCGCTGTCGACCATCGTGACCGACATTGCAGCGCGCAACAGCTGGCAGCCGGTGTGCCCGGTGGACACCAAGGTGGTCCGGGCCGACCAGCTCAGTGAGTCCGACTTTAACTTCCTCACTCGCCTGGCCAGGCAATACGACTGCACGGCCAAGGTTGGTGACGGCAAGCTGTTGGTGATGCCACGCCAAGGCGGGCAGAGCGCGAGCGGCAAGGCCTTTGGTGCGATCACCCTGACGCGTCGCGATGTCAGCCGGTGGCAGTTTCGTCTGGGGGATCGCAATGCGCACAAGGCTGTGGCGACCAAACATCAGGACAAGAAGAACGGGACGCTGGTCGTGGTCTCCCTGGACAACGACGACGTGCCCGATGGCCTGCCGGCGGTGCACACCGACCGGCACATCTATCCCAATAAAACTGCCGCCGAGGCAGCGGCCAAGGCCCGCTTGGCCGCGTTCAATCGATCCGGTGCCGGTGTGCGTCTGGAAATGCCCGGGCGCACCGACATCTTTGCCGAGCGCTCGATCAATGCCCAAGGCTTCAAGGACGGACTCGACGGTGAGTACCTGACCGATTCGGTCGAACAGGTTTACACCCAGTCTGGTTGGTCGACCACCGTCGAGTGCAATGGCGGCAAGCAAGGTAAAGCGAAGGCCAAGGGCAAGAAGAAAAAACAACCGAAGGACCTGAAGGTGGTCCAGCTAAATCAATAAGCCGTGTCCGCTGACAGCGTCGCTGTCAGACAAAACAGGAGTTACGCGAATGCCGTTAACTGAATTACAGCTACAACGCATCATGCCGAACGCCCGCCGCCAAGCGGGCGTTTTTGTTTCCGCCTTAAACACAGCCATGGCCCGCCGGCAAATCAACACGCCAAAACGCCAGGCGGCGTTTCTCGCGCAGGTCGGGCACGAGTCCGGCCAACTGCAGTACGTGCGTGAACTGGGTGGCGAGCAGTACCTGGCCAAATACGACATCGGCAATCTGGCGGTGAAATTGGGGAACACTCCAGAAGCGGATGGTGATGGCCAGCGCTATCGCGGTCGCGGCTTGATCCAGATCACCGGCCACAGCAACTACCTGCGCTGCAGCCTGGCGCTGTTCAATGACGAGCGCTTATTGCGCACGCCCGAACTGCTCGAGCAGCCACAATGGGCGGCCGAGTCGGCGGCATGGTTCTGGTGGGTACGCGAGCTGAGCGCGTTAGCGGATCGAGACGAGTTCGAGGCGATCACCCGCAAGATCAATGGCGGGCTGAATGGCCTGGCGGATCGGCTGCAGCTGTGGGAGCGGGCGAGGGCAGTGTTATGCGTCTCTTCGACCTGATCCAGGCGCCATATCGAGTGATTGCTGTCGGTGGGCTGCTGGTCGCCATCGCGGGTGGTTTTGCAGCGTTGGCCTGGCAGGTCCAGGACTGGCGCTACGGCCAACAGCTCGCTGAACAGGCTCGCCTGCATACCGACACTCTCAATCAACTGGCCCTGGCTTCGGCCGCGCAACAGCGTGCCGAACTAGATAGGCGTCTGACCCTGGAGCAGAAGCTTTCAGCCAGCGAACAAACCCATTACCGAGCCCTGAGCGATGCCCAACGTGATCAAAGTCGCCTGCGCGACCGTCTTGCCACTGCTGATGTGCGCCTGTCAGTCCTACTCGACGCCACCGATTCAGCCAGCGGCTGCGCAATGTCAGCCACCACCGCCACCGGCGGCGTGGTTCATGGCCCCACAAGAGCCCAACTTGACCCAGCGCATGCTCAACGAATTATCGGCATCACCGATGCCGGCGACCAAGGACTGATCGCCTTGGCCGCCTGTCAGGCCTACGCCAAAGAAGTCTCAACAGCGAAGTGAAAAAGAGCGACCGGGCTTGATGCGTCAACATCCAGCCCGGTCGCCGTCCCTGCAGAACGTCCCTGCAAGTCCAGCCAAGGCTCTTGCTCCGTGCACAAAGCGCGGCGAGCCTAGCACCTGTTTATATATACAGTAAAGGTCTTGCTATCTATGTCTACTCCCATCATCCCTTGGATGGGCGGCAAACGCCGCCTGGCCGACCGCCTCATTCCGCTTTTTCCGCCACACGACTGCTACGTCGAAGTCTTTGCCGGCGGTGCCGCGCTCTACTTCATGAAGCCCCAGCCATCGCCCGTGGAAGTTCTCAATGACATCAACGGCGATCTGGTGACGCTTTACCGCGTCGTGCAGAACCACCTCGAAGAATTCGTGCGCCAGTTCAAGTGGGCGCTCAGTTCGCGCCAGGTGTTCGAGTGGCAGAAGATGTCCCGTCCTGAAACCCTCACCGATATCCAGCGCGCCGCAAGATTTTTCTACCTGCAGCACCATGCCTTCGCCGGTAAGGTGACTGGGCAGACGTTCGGTACCGCCACCACGGGCCCGGCCATCAACTTGCTACGGATCGAGGAAAATCTCTCGGCTGCTTGGCAGCGCCTGTCTGGCACCTACGTGGAGAACCTACCCTGGCTCGAGTGCGCTGAACGCTACGACCGTCCTCATACCTTTCATTATATGGACCCGCCGTATTGGCAGACTGCCGGGTACGGGGTGGATTTTCCGTTTCAGAATTACGAGCGGATGGCCGACTTCATGCGCCGCTGCAAAGGTAAGGTAATGGTCAGCATCAACGACCACCCGGACATCCGCCGGGTTTTTGAGGGCTTTCATTTCGAAACACTGGACATCCGCTACAGCAACACCAATCAGCGCCAAGCAAAAGCAGAGGTAAGTGGGGAGTTGGTCATCACGAACTGGGAACCTTCCGCTCTGGGATGTCTGTTCTGATTTGGCACATCTTTATGGATAGGTTCATCGAAACGATGGCGTCTGTTTCTCTTCGTTCTGAACCTCAGGAAATCAGAGGCAGATAACCGCGTAAAACAAGCTCGTACTGTTCTGCCCTTGAACCTCTAAGTGATTACCATGAACACTGAACTTATAAAGAAAATCATAGACGACCTTGAGAAATCCGGGTTTAGCACAGAATTACAGGCACGAAGAATATTTCAAGATTCCGGTTGGTCAGTCAATGCAGGTTATGGATATCTTGACAAGGATGAAAACAAATCACGTGAAATCGATATCCTGGCGACTAAGGTTAAAAGCAGCAAGCATAATGGCAAGTCATTCGTGCATAGTGAGTTTCATGTTTGCGCTGAAGTAAAAAAAACCGAAAAACCTTGGGTGGTTTTTGATCAGCAAACTAATCCAGCTCTGCTTGGGTGCGCATGGAATAACTTGATATCGGCAATCAATCTACCAGCCGCTTCTCCAAAATTCGCGAGCACTCTACAAGAGTGGTCGCCAATTAAAATTAACGGCTGGGTTGCCAGTGGATTACATGAGTCTTTTAAGAATCCCGATCAACCGTCACGGTGGTATAGCTCATTTGTGTCAGCAGCCAAAGCCTCCGAATTCTTCTTTGAAAATTGCCCTGAAGGAGACAAGCAAACCGATGATATTCTTAAGAATCCATGTGAAATCCATTTCATTCAACCATTAGTAATTCTGAGCGGGCAGCTTTATCGAGCAACTATGGCGCAGGATGGCGAAATTGAAATCACAGAGATAAAAACGGCATCGTTTCGATTTGACTATCGTTCTAAAAACTATGAACGTCAAAATTATCGAATTGACTTGGTTACACTTAGCGGATTGGAAGTCTATCTAGAAAACTTGAAAAATCGGCAAGACAATTTTTCGAGAAAGATCTAAGATGAATCTAAATTGACCTGATTTATCATTTGATTGACCTATCTATCCTTAATCTGGTTTCCCGACTTAAAAAGATTAAGGGCGCGACGGTAATAGCTCCTAACTACATTATCTGACAGCCGCCATCTGGCCAACTGCTGGCTTCCACGAAGGGCAGCTTTTGGCCGATTCTGTTGAAAAAGTCCGCCTAGATTTCCATGGTAGAAAAGTACGCGCTTGAGATTGAAATCTTTACATTGAGCAGAGGATTCCGGGCTCAGATTTTGCGTAGCGGCGCGCAAATAACGCATTTTCAGCTGTCAATACGCGGGCAGTCTGGAAGGATCGACTTTTTCAACAGCATCGGCCGATTTCTGCCTATCGCGAAAGGCTAAAATCGACCCATAGCTGTCATTTAAAGTACCCAAAAACTCCCACCGATCACTCAGCTCAGTAGGACATTGCACCGGTTTGTTGATTTACATCAATTCCGTCTGTCCACCATCGTGAAAACTCAAACGGGGTCGAAAGACGTTGC